TATCATAAGGGTCTATCGTATTTTTAATCATCAACCACCTCGGCCTAAACCCGGTATAAACAAACGGCCCATCCGCGCTGCCGTTGCCGGTGTAGCTGCCGAAGGCGCTGTAGCCCGCGACTGGGGCAAAGCAGTAGGCGACGTAACCTAAACCAAAACCACCACTACTGTAGTTCACCAGATCATTTGTGCCTAAAGTGACAACCGTAGATGTGGGGCTGGTGTTATTCCAAACTGTGGAACTTGTTGCTGCCGCCGCCGTGGATTCCAGTAAAAGATATTTAGTATTTCCCAGTGCTTGATGATAGACAGCCCACCCAATACCGCCTCCTGTATAACTTTTAATTATTATAAATTGTGGTGCAACTCCCAGTCCGTGACCAAATGTGGCGCCATTTGTACCGTTGCTGATGTAGGTAAGTACAGAGCATCCATTGGTGGTCGAAGCTCTGACACTAGACGTGATAGTGCCTGCGGTATTGCTGACAGTGGAACTACCGGTGTCCCAACACCAGGCCGCGTAGGTAGCGGCGTTAGTATTGACCTGCGCCAGTGTGCCAAGCGTGAAGCCTGCTGAGTCGAACGCTGTCAGTCCGTTGTCACTGCTGACTTCTGCATCGGTGGTGTTTGACTCAAGCCGTCTCTGTGCGCCGCGCACTGTGTTGTACAACGCATGATCAGTGGCGGCAGAGCGTGACTTGATCCAGACCAGATCGGGGCTGAAACCGAGCGAACTGGTGGGGGTCAGCGTGGAGCCGGTGCCGGTGTAGAGCACCACATCCATCACCGTGCTGGGCTTGACGATGGTGGGCGCGGGGAGGTTAGCGGTGCAGAGCGCCTTGAAGCCGCTGGGGGCGGTCGAAGCAAAGGCTCGCTGTCCAGCGTTGAGAGAAGCCGTAACACCTGCGCCCGTGCTGGCATACGGAAATTGAATGCCCGTCAGTCCAGTGGTGATACTTGTCCAGTTACCGGCATCGGTGATGTTCTTGTATTCCAAGGCGCCAGCAGTGCTGAGCTTGAAGCCATAAGTCTTTCCCGTGGCGATTGTTGTGGTGTTAGTCGTGCCTCCGTCTGAGACAATGCCTGCGGTAGTGGTGCCACCGGCTGACGCGATTTCCCAGTAGGCGTCATAGTCCAGCAGTTTGTGGGTGCCGCGGGCGGTGTCATTGGTCACATCAAGGTTCCCGTTGGCCGCCGTGTCGCCGTTGATCAGCGCATTCCAAGTGCAGTAATTCCCCCTCACCTCACCCCCCACGCCCGTATCGGTCTGGCTGCCGTTGACGGGTACGTCGATGAGGCTGTCGTTGCCTGCGCCAGCGGTGACACTGAGGTTCGTCGGGGTCCAGTTGTTGCCGTTGCCGCTGGTGTCTTTACCGAGTGCAGCAGCAGTGGCGGCGGAGTTATCCGCGAAATCGAGTTTGAAGCCGTTGGTGCCGTAGCTGCCGGTGAAAGCCTTCGGCATCCACACGCCGGTCGTGGCGGAGAACTCACCGAAGCTGGTGGGGTCGTAAGCGGTGCCATCGCAGAAGTGGATGTCGGCGAGGTAGCCGTTTAAAAGCCAAGACGGCTGCCTTTGTGAACTACTTATAAAATGTTTGGCAGTGGTGTTAAAATATACGCAATCAAAATTTTGAGCAGGATAATTTATCGTTGAAAATACTGTAATACGGGACCCATTAACATACAGTCTCAAACGCTCTGTTGACGTTGCATTGCTTGTGTCGACCACAAACACAATGTGCATCCACGCTGAGAAATCTCGGAACACAGCGCTAGTGATTAGATTCGCCGCTTCTCCGTTGTTTGTCGCGTTACTAAAAGATGCGTAAATAGTTTCACCGCCAAATGTCAAAGCGTCAAAGTAGCCGACATTAGGATCTGCAGCAAAAAGAGTCTGATAACCGCTTGCGCTGCTCCTCTTCACCCATCCCGCCCAGGTCCACGTCTTGCGGTTGCCGGCTGATGCGGGGGTGCGGCTGAGGTAAGCCGAATCCGCCGAGTTAAACCGCAGGCTACGGCTGATGGTGTAGCCGCCGCCGCCCGCAGCATCAGCAGCCAGAAGCAGTTCGTTGACGTTGCCGGGAACGGTCATCAGCTAAAAGCCTTCAGGAGACGGCAGAGAATCGAGCCAGTGGTGCGCACTGTGTAGACCAGTGCATCCACCGAGTTAGCAGCAGTGCTCAGGGTCGGCGCAGTGCCACCCTCGAAGTCATACTGCGACCCATAGGCCAGTGTTCGTGATCCGGTGCCGTCCTGCACGATGTAGATCACGCCGCTCTGACCTGCTGTGAGGTTACTCGGGTTTGCCAGTGTGCGGTTACCGCCGAGCGTGACGGTGTAGTTGTTGGCTGCGGCAAAGTCCGGCGTGATCGTTGCACCATCGGTCAGCGTTGTGATCGCGCCGCGCTGCGCTGCGGTGAAGCTCTGAACGGTCGCCAGCGCTGCATAGCCTGAGATCGTCTGACCAGCGGCAAAAGTGATCGTGCCGGTCATCGTGCCGCCAGACCTGGCCAGCGCCGCATTGGCCAAGTCGTAGGTGGTCTTCACCGCATTGGGTGTTGCCGCCGTGGTGGTGCTGGTGCTGCTGGTCGAATCCGTGAGCTGCAGTTTGCCGGCAGTGCTGGTGCTGCCGGTCACCACTGTGGTAACGCCAGCATTGCTGATCGTCACATCACCGCTCATTGCCACGCTGGCCGCGGCATTGCTGCCATTGCCGACCAGGATGTGCCCGCTGGTCAGTGCTGCCAGCTTGCTGAAGCTGATTGCTGCACCGGCTGCGATGTCTGCATCAACGATCGCGCCGGACAGAACAACCGTGCCCGATGCGTCCGGGAAGGTGATGGTGCGGTCAGCGGTTGGATCCACCACCGCCAGATAAGTTTCGTAGGCGTCATCGGTGCTGCCCTCGAAACCGATCGAGCCGCCAGTGCCGACCAGCACAGCGCCGGTGATGGTGCCGCCAGCCTTGGGCAGCTTCTCATCATCCAACTCCTGCAGTGCAGCCTGCACGTTGGTGGCTGCGATCGCGCCGTAAGGCGTGAATGTGATGTTGCTTGCGATCTGACCGCCGATGCCGCTCGACACGTCGATCAGGTCCCAGGTTGCCCCGTTGGACAGGATCATGTCGGGTGGCGCCAGCGCTTCAGCTGGTGCGTTGCCGGTGCCCGTGCCGGCGTCACCCACCACCACGTAATAGCGGTTGTTGGTTGTGCTGGCGGCCGGCAGGGCAGCGCCGACCACAAGGCCAGCAGCGGAGCCCGCCGAGGTCACCGATGAGACCTGGTTCACGCTGGCGTCATAGGTGCCGCCGTAGACCAGCTCACCCGAGGTGATCGTGACCGGCAGCCATGCGGAGCCTGACCAGATGTAGAGGTCGCCGTTTAGCTCATCCCAGAAATACTGGCCCTTGAACTCAGCCACCGGGAAGCTGACCACGCCGGCGGTGCTGCCTGCACCACCGAACTGCACGGTCGAGGCATTGCCGAGCTTGGCGCCGGTGATGCTGTTGCTGCCAAGCAGGCTGACCGACAGCGTGCCGGTGGTGATCTTGCTGGCTGGCAGGTTGGGGATGTCAGCCTCTACCAGGTTGGCGCCGGCGGTGACGTGGCCCTGTGCGTCGTAGGTGATCTTGGTGGCCGTGGCGCCGGTCACCGCATTGGTGTGGTTCAGGTCACCATCGGCCGTGACGCTCAGGCCGGTGCCGGGGCGAACTGAGCCGACAGCGCCGGAGGTGGCGACAGGGATGTCAGCGCTGGTGATGGCGCGGCCAGCGGTGATCAGACCTTTGGCGTCATAGGTCACCACCTGATAGGACGCGCTGGCGGTTACATCGTTGTTGATCTCGATGCGGTTGCCGTCCATGCGGAGGCCCTCGCCGTTGACCTGCACAGCGCCGATCGCGCTGGTGGTGGCCAGCGGCAGGTCAGTGGCGGCAATGGTGCGCAGCTCAACAGCACCAGCGCCGGAGGTGGGGCCTGCCAGGAACTGCCCGGCTGCGGTGCTGGCGTCCAGCGTTGCCGAGACAGTGACCGTATCGCCGGCCGTGACCACCACCACGTTGACCGGGCCGGTGGTGCTGCCCAGCACGGTGTTGATCGAGCCGGCAGCCTTCAGGCCGATCCAGGTGCTGCCGCCCCAGAGGTACAGCTTGTTGTCGTCGGTATCGAGCGCCAGCTGGCCCACGTAGTCGCCAGCGGCCGGCAGCGTGCCGAGCAGCTGGCAGGTCGAACCATCAGCCAGCTTGATGCCGGTGACTGCATCAGCAGCGATCTGCGTGGCGCTGATGCCGCCATCTGCGATGCGATCGCCAGCGATGCCGCCAGCGTTGAATAGGATCTTGGCGCCAGGGATTGTGGCGTCTGCAATCAGAGTGACGCCATAGCCGATTGCGTCGCTGATCGTCAGCTTCTTGGTTTCGGATGCGCTGATGTCCGCAACCGGCAGCAGGTCACCAGCTGCTAGGTCGGCACCGGCTAGGGCCGCTAGTTCCGAAATCTTGAGATCAGCCATGGCGCCTAGTGCCTCCTCAGCAGTTTAGGTAATGCGATCACGCGCAGCCAGGAAGGATGCGGCATCCTGCTCCAGCTTGATCTTGTCGCCGCTTTCAAGCAGCAGGTTGTCTTCGTTGTCGATGTCAGTGAGCAACCGGACGGATCCGGTGGTGATGAACTCAGCGGTCATCTCAAGGATGTTGCCGGGTGCGACCTGAATCGCGCAGGCCGTGAGCACACCGATCACGCGGTAGAAGATCGAGTCGCCTGAGGTTGATACCCCGGCTGGGTTGTAGTTGGCCTGTTTCAGGTACAGATCAGCCACAAACTCACTGCCTACATCCACGCGGAGCAGCAGCTGCAGCAGGTAGTGCGGTGTTTCGTAGGTGCCATCACCGCAGTTGTCCTTGTAGTCCCACTGGCAGCTGATGCGACCTGAGCCGCTCATGATGCTCGAATACTGCTGGCGGAAGTCATCCGACAGCGTGGTGATGTCGATCGTCTCGCGGGTAGTGTTCAGCTCATAGCTGGTGATCTCACCCAGCGTGCGCTGAGCGGTGTTGTCCACATAGCCGCGCACCGGGATGTTGCGGGCGATCGAAGACAGCTGGATGGCATTGGCCTGCCCACCAGCCAGCGCGTGCGCCAAGGTTCGGTAGAGGCGGACGCCGCCCACCTCATCGACGTTCACGAACCATGTGCCGCTGTTCTGGCGGGTGTTGTTGCTCCAGCCTGAAGCGGCCACGAAGTCGAGCGTGGTGCCGTCAGTGGTGAACAGCAGCAGCTGGTCGCCGGTGATCAGTGTGGACTGGTCGAAGTCGAAGCTGAACCGATCGAGGTCGGTGTTGATGTCGCTCGGATTGATGATCGAATACAGCGTGCCCTTCGACTCATCGAAGCGGCGCCTCAGCGCGATCCTGCCGAAATTGCCGAGGTAGACCGCCATCAGATCGTCACCGTTGTGAGCGGCCCATCGACCTGGAAGGAGATCTGTGCAGAGACCACCTCGCCAACGGATGCAGCGATGCTGGCGCTGGTGATGAAAGCCTGGAAGGCAATCTCGTTCAGGATGTCGCCATCGACAAAGCGCAGCCGCATCGCAACATCTGCGTTGTCGGCAATGCCATCTGCATCGGTGTTGATGATCTCGCGCAGGATCCGCGATGCATCGTTACGGCTGGCCGACTTGTAGTAGAGCAGCGTTGCGCTGCCGGAATAGGCCAGCACGCCCGGCTTGAACCGGCGGTGCGAGTCGCCCAGCGTGGTGATGTCCAGCATCTCCAGCTGAGTCTCAAGCGACCAGTTGGCGACCTTCACCATCACATCGCCTTTGAAGACGAGGCGGCCATCCCTGCCGGTGTAAGCCTTTGCCATGGGTCAGCCTCCTGTGGCCATCTTAGAGAACAGCAACCAGCTTCACCTGTACGCTGCTGCGGCCAGGCTTCACGCTTTGCAGTGCTGGCGGCTCTGCATAACGCCACAGGTTGCCCCACGCGAATGCACCGAGCGTGCGGCGCTCACCCTGCCAGCCAGTGCGGACGCCTTCGACTTCATCCATCAGCTCAAACGTTTTGTAAGTGCCGCGCATCTCGATGTAGTGCTGCACGAAGTTCTCGGCCCTTGCGTCCGGGATGTTGTCGTAAGTGAGGCTCAGCGTCATGCCGGTGCGCCGGCTGCCGTAGAGCAGGCGAACCTCAGAGCCGTTCTGCGACTTGAACGTCTTCACTGGATAGTCGCCGGCATCGAACGCCCTGCTGGATGGCACGAGGTTGGGAAAGTCCACGATCAGCCCTCCACGACAAAAGCAGTGCCAGACAGGACATCCTGCGCCATAAGGGAACTGTAGCCAGAGTCAGTCGGGAACTCGGTGGCGCTGATCTGGACCATGCCATCTTGATCGAGTGTCAGCTGCTCGATCATGTAGACATTGCTGGAGGTGCTGGCGTTCACCACGCTGAACACAGCGCCATAGAGCCGCTCCTGCGTGGTGCGGCCGTTGACCACTACCAGCGAGCCCTCATCCACGTCCGGTGCGCCGGGCTTGTAGTAGATGACTGAGTAGGTGCCATCGTCCAGCGGATTGGCCGCTGTGATCGCGCCTTCTTCATCCACGATGCCGTTGTTGGCGCCGGAGTAGGGGCTGGCCTCTGTCACCACGCGGATGAACGAACCGGGCGCCAGCTGCAGGCCGTAGGGGCTGGTCTTGAACCGCACCGTGTGCGTCACGCGACGCCGCAGGCTCATGAAGTATTTGGCGACCAGCGCTGCGTGATTCTTGCTGGTGCAGTACTGCGTGAGGTCGAAGGTCTCGATGCGGTCATCTGCTGCCAGCGCTTTGTTCCACCGCACATTCAGCGTCCGCTCCTGCGGCAGCTGGTTTTTGCGTTCCTCGCGGTAGCGCACAACAGCTTGGAAGTCGTTGCGCTCCTCGCTGGAGAGGTACTCGATCTCGAAGCTTTCTTCGATGATGTTGCCGCTGGTGAACAGGCCGCTGATCGGCACTGCCTCCGTGCTGATGTTACCGCCGCGCGTGGTCGGCAGCGCTGGCACCAGGCTGAACTTGCCGTCAGCGATCACGAAGTTGCACAGGAAGAATGGCGCGGTGTCCGCAATGAACTGGCGGATGTTTGTCGGTGCGCTGATGGCGCCATCAAAGAACAGGTCGTTGCGGCGCAGGAACTTGGCTGTGTCGGCAAAGTCCTCCGTCTTGATCAGCTCGGGCGAGATCAGCTCACCGGCGCCTGCGGTCTTGTCTGTCAGCAGGTAGTAGACCAGATCACAGAACAGGTTGCTGGGGCCGAATGTGCCGGCCTCATCCGGGTGGAAGCGCTGCACGGGCAGGCCATCAGCCAGCCACACGCGGATCTGATCGAGCGAGGCGTAGGTGCGTGATGCCTTCAGCGCTAGGCCGGCCATCGTGAGGTTTTCGTACTTGGGTGTCCGCTCATTCGCCACCATCTCGTTCACGTAGGTGATCTGATGTTCAGGTGAGCTGGCGTTCGATCGGTTGATCAGGTTGCTGTAGTGGCTCACGTCAGCCAGCTGGCTGGTGGACTCAAAGATGCGAGCGCCGGACTGCGCCGGCGACACGTAGACGTTCTTCAGTGCATCAATGCTGAAGACGGCTGCCACGCGGTCTGCACCGTTGATCAGGTCACCAAACAGGTTTTCAGCGCTGATGCTGACGAAATCGCGGGCGGTGTCGCCCACCACCCAGACGCCGGTCGACTCCTCCTGCGAAACCACGACAGTGGGCCACGTCCAGATCTTCTTCACGGTGTCGGGAAACCCAGAAGAAGCCTGCCTGACGGTGGCAGTGACCGATACCACCAGCGTGCCTTTGGCTCCTACGGTTTCGCTGATCTTGACCGTGCGCTGAGCACCGATGGATCGGTTGTTGGCATTGCCGAAAACTTCAAAACTCCATGCCTGGCGGTAGAACCTCTGATCAAACTCGCTCGATTGCGGCAAGTAATCAACAATCGTTGCCGCTGTCGGCGTGTTGAATGACTGGATGACGCCGCCGCTCACCGGGCCGGTTGCCATCTCCTCGTTGAAGATGATCTCTTGCCGCCTGACCAGACGCCCCACGGAGTTGACCACGAAGGTGCCGTAACGCGAGTCCATTACCTGCGTCAGCGTGGCCCGCTCGCCCGTAACCGAGCGTGCATCGAGCTGCCAGACATCCGCTTCATCATCGAGGCTCTGGATCACATCAGCGCCGCTGCGTGGCACCATGCGGAACTCATAGCTGGCACGCTGCGGGTGCATCAGCCGGATGAAGTTGAACTGATCCACCGGCTGCTCGCCAGTCACGCAGAAGGCAAGCCGCAGCGGCTCCCATTCGTATTCGTTGCCGTCGTTATCCCGGCCGGCTGGGCGCAGCTGCAGCGTGAATACTGACGTGCGGCGGAAGTACAGCGTCATCGTGCCGCTGCTGATCGCCACGCGGTTTTTGTCGGCGCGGACAAGATCGTTTGGCGAGATCAGGCTGGAGAAGTTGCACAGCCCGTTGGCCTGATTCCACACCTGGCTTTTGATGCCGATCTCGGTTGCATCACACGGCCGGGCATTGCGCACGATGCCGATCTGCGCCTTCACCAGCGGATACCACTCCGGCGGTGCGTGAAAGCTGGTTGCGTTGTCGCTGAGATAATTGCGGGTCAGCATGTCCGGCCCGATCAGGCCGATCTGCTTGCGATCTGCACGCGGTGACAGCAGCTCGATGCACTCAAGCGTCACCGTCACGTCGCGGCCTTCATCCCAGATGCCGGCAGTGCGATCGACCACCTTCCACAAGGTGTAGCCGATCATGAAGGTCTCACCGAGCTGCAGCTGGCCGTCAGCAGCCGCACGCTGACTGTTCAGCTCGTTGTTGATGTCATCAACCTTTACGGTCTGATAGGACTGGTTGTAGTAGAAGTTTTCAGGGATCTGCCTGCCAGAGATCTGGAAAGTGACGCGATCACCTACGGCCACGGTGCGCTTGTCTTTGACGCCGCTCACGGGTTGACCGTTGAGCGCCACCAGTCCCATGCGTCGGCTGTAGCCGCGGCCAACACCACGCTGGCCAAGATCCTGCATGGCGCCCGACTGCGTGGGATTAACGCGGTCGTTGTCGGTGCCGGTGATCTTGGCGCGTTCGCTGCCGATCTGTGCGCCAGGATCGTCTTCAGCGTCAGGAACTGACTGCAGCGGGATGATCCGAAAGTTCACCCGGTAGTCGGTGCCGTTGTAGATCGGTGCATAGCAGCCGAACTCAACGTTCGCGCTGGGCGAATACGCCATGCAGAAGCCGGTGTCGTTCTGGCTTTCGCTGGTGGGGCACAGGAACACGTCGTCGCGGTCCTGCGGGTCGCCGGTGGCGGCACCACCTCGGGTGCCATAGCGCAGGGTTTCCGCCAGCAGGCGTGAGCTGCCCTCGCGTGAACGGCTGCGCCAGTAGAACGCGAAGGTGTGGGCGAACGCCGCATCAAGCGGTGAAGTGCCCAAGAAGATGCCCTGCAGATCTGGTCGGACGATGCCATTGACCGACTCCTGCCGGCCAGCCTCGCCAACTGCCATCAGCAGCTTGACGCCCTGCTGTGTGCCATAGCTGAAGGCACGCGACCACACCAGCTTGGGGGCTGCCAACACGCCGCCGGTTGCGCCGGTGTAACGGCCGAAGATGATCGGCACAGGCTCGCCGTAGTCCGCCACCTCGGCCTGACTATCGAAGCCCGAGGTCGCGCCGAATGCCGTAGCGCCCCTCCTGTCCGACAGCATCCGCTGGCCACCGCGATCAGCTGATGGCATTCGCGGCTTGGGAGTCAACAGGAAGCTCGCTACCGAGCTGGCAACACCAATGACGAGGCTGATAACAGCGATGATCGTGCCCGCTTCAGCACGCACCTCAGGAATGTGCTCATACCCAGCAGGCCGCACACGGCTGCGCCATTCAGCCTGCGCAGCAAAAAATCGATACTGCTCCTCGGTGCAGCCGAGCGCCTTGATCAGCTCCCTCTCGAACGGAAGCAGTGGTAAGCGGTGACGGCGGACACCGGGCACCATGCGACCCTCTCCAGCTGGTGGTTGATGTAGAGGATGCCCGTCTGCCATGTCACACCAAAGGCTGTCCGCTGCTGCCGTAGCAGAAGCACGTCACCATCGTAGGCAGGCACTGCAATACGGTTCCCCCATCGCAACAGATCGCGCGCGATGCTCTGCGGCGTTGCTTCGTACCACTCAGGTCTGAACCTCGGCGTTGCGATGTCAAGCCGCCGCAGCACTTCATACACGAGATGGATGCAGTCGATTTCACCATCGGTCCCGTCAGCTCCCAGCCGGTATCGCAGGCCGACCAGATCAAGACAGTCGGACATTGCTACTGATCGGCAATGCTCCCACCAGTGATTGCGTCAGCCGCCGCATCGGCACATCCGCGCCAACCGCATCAAGCACAGTGTTGAGCGCCAGCTGCAGGCTGGCCTCATCCCAGTTGCCCGCCGCAACCTGCCCCACGTACTGGTGCATCACTGTGGCCTGGCTTGCGTCGTCAGGGTTCAATGCCATCACCAGCACTGTTGCCAGCCAGCGGTTGTTTACGGCGCTGATCGCCCAGTCACGGCTGAGCTTGTTGTTGGGCAGCACCAGGCTGGCATCGGTGTTGTCGCCGGTGCGGTTGATGCTGACGCCAGAGAAGCCGAACGGGAGGAAGTTGTAGGTCTGACCTGCGTGCGTGGCAGTGGCGTTGATGTGGAAGTTCTGGAACCTGAAAACTCGATCACCGCTGCGGCTCTTGAGCGTCAGGTAATTGCCGATCGCTAGTTCCATCAGATGCCAACCTTCCGGCGCGTTGCAGGCGACTGCTGCAGCCGCTTAAGAGTGTTCTGCGTGCCGCGCTGGGCGCCCTCGGTTGCAGCTCGCTGGATACCTGCGCGGAACTGTTCAGCGGTCACGTACTCGACGTTGTTGATCACGGTGCTTTCGTAGCGCACGCTGATCGATCCGCCGCCACGTGGTGCGCTCATGCCATCGCCGCCTTCGCCACCATCGGCAGCTGCGCCACCCATTGCGCCTGCTGGCCGGTAGCGGTTCAGCGCATCAGTGCGCAGCTTGACCGGGATGCTGCGACCATCAGGCAGGGGCACATAAGCCTCGGGGCCGCGCTCGCCGTAAATGGCCATTTCGGGCGAACGTGCAATGCCACCGCTGGCGTAGCGCCGCATGGGGACGACGTTGTTGGACATCACGCCGCCGGTGGCAAAGCCCATGATGTTAGGCACTTGATTGCCAGCTGAATCTGTGCCGCCAACGCCACCGTTGGCAAAAAAACCTAAAGCAGCTTTTGCGGCTTGGAAGATGGCGAACTTAATCAGCATCGCGCCGATATCTTTCAACACCGACGAGGCGAACTCCTTGAACGCTGCTTTGCCAGTGGATGCAAACTCAACAATCGCGTTCGTCAGACCGTCGATGCCATTGCTAGCAATGCTTGCAAGGTTGGCGCCGAGGTTGGTGGCGGCGTCGTAAGCCTGCTTGAACGATTCTTTGAACTGTGTGCCAAAGCTCTTGCTTTCCTTCTCTTGCTTTGCAGTCGCATCATCAAGCGCCTTGGCGCGTTCACGCAGCAGGTTGATTTGCTCAGCCAGTGCTGGGTTTGTGGCAGCAAGGATGTCCAGCTGCAGCAGGTTGATCTGAGCGTTGAGCTTTTCCAGCTCGGTTAGCTCAGTCTTGCCGCGCGAGACTTCTTTAATCTTGGCGTCGTACTCATCAAGCGATGGAAGCAGGTCTTTCAAGCCCTGCAGGTATTCCTTGTCTGCTAAAGCCACATTGCTGGCTGACAGCGTCTTGATCAGCTCCTCAAAGGGCTTCACATCGATCTCACCGCCAGCTGCGTTCACGTCGCGCACCAGCTCCACCACCTTTTGGGTCAGCTCATCCACCTGCCGGTTGTTGTCGGTAATCGCTGCGTCGCGCTGCAAGAACAACTGCGTGGTCGGATTGGCGCCGACCCCTTCATAGGCTGCATTCACATCTTCCACGCTGCGGCGTAACTGCTCCTGCAGGTCGAGCGCTTGCTGTCCCAGATCACGCCGGCGCTCTTCAAGCCGTTCCTGCTCGCTGGCGGCACGCTTGGCTTCAGCCGCTGCTTTGCGTGCAGCTGCTTCGCGTTCACGATCAGCAGCAGTAGTGTCCAGCGCCATGCTCCGGCCGCCGCTACGCATCCCTGTGCCGGGTGATGGCGCGTCTTTCCATAGCCGCTCAAACTGGTTCACGCTCGCCTGGAAGCGCTTCATGAAGTCATCGCCAAAACGATCAGCTTCCGCCCTAGCGCCAGCAAAATCACCGGAAAAGACCAGCTGCGCACGTTTGGCGAAGCTGCCAATCAAGCGCACAGCCTCATCGACCAGCTTGATCATCGCAAGCAGCACAGTTGCCAAGCTGCGCACGCCGACCTTGATCACATCGAACAAGGCTGTCCAATCTTGCTTGGTGTCGAACAGCTCGCCAAACACCTCAAGGATCGACTGCAACGCAGGCAGCAGCGCATCGGTCAGCTCAAGCCCAAAGCCTTGCGTCTTGATACCTAGCTCGGTGATCGTGTCGTTGAACAGATCAGAGCGCGCTGCGAAGTCATCGCTCACCTTGTAGGTGAACTGTTCCATGCTGGCCGCACCTTCGTTAAGCAGCGGAATCAGATCCGCGCCAGCCTTGCCAAAAATGGCCACCGCAGCCGCTGCTTTCTGCGCGCCATCCGGCATGTCAGCAAAGCGATCGGCAATCTGCTTCAGCGCTTTGTCGGATGAAACGACCTGCCCATCGGCGCCTTTTACCTCGACGCCAAGCGCCTGAAACTTACGAGCCAGATCCTCGTTGCCCTCGGCTGCCTTGACCAGATTGATGTTCAGCTTGGTTAGGCCCTTGCCAAGGGTCGCCATGTCCACGTCAGCCAGCTTGGCTGCGTTGCCGATGCCGATCAGTGCGCTGGCCGCTACGCCAGTCTTGGCTTGCAGGTTGAACAGCTCATCGCCAGCGTCGATCGACTTCTTCACGATGGCGGACAGGCCGCCCACGATCGCGCTGCCTGCAATCGCTGCACCAAAGCCGGCAACAGCGCCTTTCAGGTTGCTGAATCCAGATGCTGCGTTCTTGACCTGCCCTTGCAGGCCCTGCATGGAGTTACCCAGCCGGCGAATGTTGTTCTCGCCCTGAACGTCCGCCTTGATCCGCAGCAGCGCGTCGAGGTTCATGTCAGCTGCTCCGGCTGTTGATCGTGACCAGTGCCGCTGCTTCCATGACCTGCAGATCCTCCAGTAGCGAACGCGGGTCTTTCACTTCGTACAGTCTAAGGAGCCACGCCACAGCCCCGTAATCGAGGCCGAGTAGGCCGTTCATCGTTGTTCGCCACTGCGTCTGGCATCGCAGGAACATCTCGACCACCGGCCAGTTCTCCTCCCACACCTCAAAGTGCTCGGCCGGCTGCTCTGGTAGCGCCAAGCCGAAGGCCGCCGCATCGGACTGCGTGTCATCAATGACGCCGCCGCCGGCCCAATACTCAGCGGCCTCGATCAGTTTTTTCTCTTGGCTCCCTTCAGGCTGTCCATGTAAGCCTTGAGCACCGCAACCGCGAGGAAGGGCACCTCAAGCAGCTGCTCCAATGCCTTCTGGCTGAAAGGGATCTCTTTGCCTGCGTCATCGTTGACGCCGGACCATCCGACCAGCACCTCGCCAGCGATCTCGGTGATGCGGTCTAAGTCGCCCAGATCCTCTAGGCGCTGCAGCTCAGCCACCATCGGGCCAACCTTGCTCTGCGGAAGGCGTTTGAACTCACCGTCGAATGTTTGCCGTTCGTGGCGGCCGCCATCGACGGGAACGTCAAAGGCGACCGGCCAGGTGTAGGTGTCGGACTGCTTGAGAACAAACGCCATGCAGGGCTCCTATCAGGTGAAAGCGAGGCTCAGCTCATCATTGCCCGAGCTGGACGGAATCGCCAAGTAGGGCAGGTTCAGCATTTGAATCCCGTCCTGGTCAGAGTAGGTCGGGCTGCCGATGTCGGACTGAGCTGTGGTGAACGTCACGATGTTGCCAGCGGTAGCGCCGTGCTGGAAGGTGATGCTGCCAGTCGTTGAACCGTTGGCGATCGTGAAGAAGTCCTTGGTGGCAATACTGGGCGCCTCAATCACGGCTGTGCCGCTGGGTGCGCGGTTGGTGATCAGCACCTCTTTGTTGCAGCCCACCGGCTCGCGGTAGATCACCTCATTAGCAACGTCGAAGCTCAGGCTCTGCAGACAGCCGCTGTAGCTGAAGATCGAGAAGTTCGACGTGTTGCCGTTCTTGAAGATCAGCGGGGTGGCCTGGAGAGAGTAGGTCGTTGCGGGGGCGGCAGTGTCGGTTGGCGCGTTGTAGATGCCGGTCATCGTAAACGAGATCACCGGGATCTCATTCAAGTTGCAGGTCATCGTGAAGGTGCCGCGGCAGCCGGTGGCCTTGTGCAACACGCCATCGTTGTTGAAGTAAATGGTCGCGCTGGTGAAGCTGGCGCTCACGGGCGCATAGGTCACGCTGGTGGTGGCCACAATGGTCTCGGAGAAGCCGCAAGCTCTCAGCAGGGCGCCATAACGCGGCGGAGTGCCAGCAGTGCCGGAACCGGCCAGTTCCACCTCAAAGGTAATGCCCACGCGAGTGTTGGCAAGCAGCTGCTTGGAATTGCCCAGGTAAGGGCGAATCAGGTCGCGGCTGACTGTGTCAGCCTCAAGCGGCGTGACCTCAAGGTTGCGAACGAGAACAGCATCAGCGCCCGTAGGCGTGTTATCTGTGCCGTAGGTTAGTTCAGCTTTCGCCAGGATCAGGCGCTTGCGAGTCAGGAGCGGCATTGCTCGTTACCTCAGGAGTTGCGTGAGCAGGGGTGACAGCCGGCTCAGTCCGCTCGATGAGCTTCCGCTTGCCGGACTTAGGGTCCAGGAGGTAAGTGCCTCCTTGCCCATGGTATTGATCGATTGTGGTAGCCATCATCAAACCGCCAAGTTGGTGACAGAGGACCTGTACCGCACAAGGTAGTCGCACGTTACGACGCCTGCCGGTTGATCAGCCTCAACTATCTGGAATTCTACTCGCAGCGGCTGGATGTCCATGGCAAGACCGCCAAGGGTAAGGTCGGCCATCAATTTGCTGTGCAGTGATTCCACAATCGGATCTGCAGCCTGGTCTGGGATGTTGGCGCGGACCACCACTGCAATGCGCACCGTGAGTGACCAGTCCAGTGTCGGCAGGCTGGTGTTCTGCTGCGCAACGTCCTCGATTGGTTCAACGACAATCGCCGGGCTTTCCGCCCGTGCAAGTGGCTCCACCCTGCTGCGGTAGATCCGGGTGCTGACGCCGGTGGTGCCAGTGAGCGCGGTGCGCACGGCGGCCAGGATCGTCTCGCGGCGTGTGGTCATGTCTTCTGCAGTCCGATTTCAACGAACGCGCCGTCATCAATGAGCCGCGTCTCGCGCACTGTGTAGGCCACCGTGGCCACCGTGATGCTGTCCCCGTACTTGAGCCCGCCGAAATCAGCCGCACGGGCCGTCAGCGTGTAGTCGGTGCTCAGCACCATCTCGCCTGCAACCACCTGCGTGGGCATGTCCAAAATGCCCAATGCCGAAACGGCGCCAGCCGTGCAGCTGACGCCGAAGTCGTCGAGGAACAGGTTTAGATCCTCGGTGATCGCCATCAGCCGTACTTCTTCAGGCCGTAGCCGAAGCAGGTGACAGCGCTGGATGCGGTGCCGGTCTCAGCGGTGCAGCTCAGGCGCACGTAGCGCTTCAGCTCATCGCGGTTGAGGGTCTTTACCTGCTTGGCGGCAGTGTTGCCGATAGCGGTGAAGCCGCCGCCGGTCACAGCGGTGAAAGTGCTGTTGTCGTCGGACTCTTCCAGGCGGAAGGTCAGATCAGCGCCAGAGCCGGCAGCAGTGCCGGACAGGATCACCTGGATGTCGCCGTCGTACTCCAGAAGGTCTACGCCGGTCTGATCACCAGTGCCGGTGATGGTGGTGGTAGCAAGCAGCGTGAAGTGCTGCAGCTTTTCAAGCGTCTGCTGGAAGATCGCCATCGGTGGTCACCTTTGTGCGGGGTTTGCGTTTTGCCGGCGCAGGCGCAGGCTCTTCAGTCACCACAGGGGCATCAGCCACCTGCTCAGCTTTGCCGTTGCCCAGCAGCAGCCGGGCATCAGCATCGCTCACCTCAAAGACATCACCAACGCGCGCTGGCACGCCTGCGATGCTTGTCTGACTCAGGATCTTGACCTTCATAGATTCAAGGGGCGGCCGTTAGACCGCCCCGCCTCCATCAGATCAGAGGGTGTTGTTGCCGCGGCAGAAGCCCTCGGGATGACGGACTGCGAAGTCCACATCCTGCAGAGCAACCACGCGCACAGTGCCGCTGGTGCTGTGGGTGTAAGGATCCACGGTCAGATCCAGGCCAGACCACATGCCCATGATCAGCTGGCTCCACACGGCGAAGAAGATGTCACCGCTGGCCACCTGATTGCTCACCACAGCGTTGTAGCCGTTGACGGTGCCGCCAGGCTCGAACACGTAGGCGCCGGTATCGGTGCCTTTGTCCTTGGTCTTCAGAGCGCCGCGCATGGTGGCGTTCATCAGGTAAGCCATGGCGCCGATGTCTGCGTTGTCGGCAGCGATCTTGCTCTCCATGCTCACCACCTCTGCGTAGGTGGGAGTAGCAGCACCGAAGTCCTCGGTGTTGATGCCGGTGGTCAGCTTGATGCCGAGGGGCTGGTTGGAGTTGCCCAGACCGTAGAGACCAACGCGGTCGATCTCAAGTGCCAGCACGGTGGCGAGATCCTGGCGGATCATCTGCTCAACGTCGATGCTGGACTGCAGCATCAGGCGACGGCTGTAGTCGGTGAAGGCACCCACGGTCTTGGGCGACATGTTCACCTGATCCACGGTCTGGTTGCTCTCGGTAGGAGCACCGGACTCAGCCACCCAGTAGGCGGTAGCAGCGCCGGTCTGACGGGGGATCGCCACGTTGCCGCTCAGGCCAGTGAGGCTGGTCACGCCGAGGCCGGCGAGAGCAGAGCGGTTGCGCAGCAGCTCGATGAACGAACCGGGGCGGAAGTCAGTACCGACCAGATCGCCAGCAGCCGAAGCAGTGCCAACGGTCAGATCACGGCGCAGCACCTCGTTGGGCACCATGATGCCCTGTGCGGTCTTGCCAGCCTTGGCAGCAGCAGCCTCAGAGCACTCACGCTCAAAGGCAGCGGCTTCCCACAGCTTGCGATCCTGAGGGTTGGCCAGTGCGTTGATGGCGCGTTGGAAGGAGAAGCTGCGCACCTCCTTCTCGGTCATGCCGATGTCGGTGGCTTTCTCAGCCACAGGCTCGACCTTGGCGCCGATCTTCTCGAGAACAGCAGCGCGGGCCTCATCGAGGCTGCGGCCACCCTCGATCAGCTGGCGGCCAAGATCAGCCATGCCGTGCTTTTCAGTCAGAGCAGTGATGCCGGAGATGCGGGCGCGCTCAGCTTTGGCAGCCTCAGCAGCCGCTTCAGCCCGCACCGCCGAGATGTCGGGGGTGTTTTCCATCGGAACCTCAGGTTCTGTTTCGGGGGTTGGTGATGCGGCTGGGGCCGCAGGATCAGTCTCTAGAGACCGACCCACACCCACAGTGGGGTCTGCAGGTATGCTAACCACGCTGATCTCATAGGGAGCCCAGCTAGTAGCGACGAAATCACCGCTGCCGCGTTGCTCCATATCGTTGATCGCGTAGCCAAAGCTTACGTTGCGAAGCACGCCGTCACGCACATCCGCAAGCACTTCTTGCGCGAACGCATTACGGCTGAACTTCACCGTGGCATAGCCACGCTTCTTCTCGCCGTCGATCCATGCACGCTCAACAACGCCGATCACCCTATTGGGGTCATGGTTGAACAGCAGCGGCGCCGAATCGTTCAGACGCGACAGATCAGCGCTGCGCTCATCATGAGACAGCACTTCATTGCCGAAGTAGCGAGCGACCGGGAACTCGCTGGAAAATGGGAACTCAATCGAACGCTCGTCTTCGCTGACCGTGAAGTCAGCAACCTCAGAGCGTTTCAACAGTTGCCCTTCTAGGTCACGCGATAGATCCATCGGTGTTGTCCGGGTTGTCTGTCACATTATCGGTCGGCTCAGCCGGGGTAATCACCGGCGCCGGATCTGAGCCAGGGTCAGTGTCGAACTTCAGGTCGAGCGCCTCGGCATCATCCAGCTCCTGACGGCGTGCGCGCATCAGCTCCTCGATGTCGCCGCCTTGCTCTGCCACCACCTCGCTCAGTGTCTTGAAGCCGTTGCGCACGGCCATCGCGTAGGCATCAACCTCCTTGGCCGGATCCACCCACGCCCAACCGCGCGGCATCCACCGCACAGCCTTGTAGCGCTCAGCTTGGATCTCGTAGTTGGCCAGCGGCAGCGCACCGCTCAGCACCGCCATGTCGAGCCACACGTCGAACACCCGCTGGTGCAGGTTCTCAACCAGCCAGTTTTGCAGAATGCGCCAGTGGTCACGGTCCTCAAGCAGGCTCAGCCGGCTGCTGCTGTAGTTGGTCTGGCTGAAGTCGCGGCTAACGGTTTCGTAACTGCAGCCAATGCCGGCCGCCATCGCGCGCAACATGGCCCGCAGGAACGGCTCAAACTGCCCATCAGGTGCATCAAGCTGCGGCACCGTCACGCTTTCGCCTGGCGCCAAGTACTTGAACACGCCAGGCTCGAACGATGACACCCGCTCGCCTTCCATCACCTCATCGCCCATCAGCTCACCCTCGGGCGACGTGATGAAGCCCATCAGCGCACTGCTTGCCCGTGCGCGCACGATTTCGGCCTGCTCGTAGCCGGACAGATGGTGCAGCCGCTGGATCGCGCTGGCGAACCATGTAATGCCCCGCGTCATGCCGGGCCGCTCCATCCGGTAAAGGTGGATCACCTCATCGGCCGGCACGCGCTTATGGCGCTGCGTGCTGATCTGCTGGTTGCTGAACTGATAGTCGCCGGGGTGATACGCCAGGAAGTGGTAAGCCACCGGCCGGCCCCAGGTGTCCACCTCGACGCCCATCCGGATCTCATTGCCCTGCTGGCTGCGGCCGTTAAGCCCGTCATCTAGCAGATCAGCCTCAAGCACCTCCAGCGCAAGCGGCACCTGCGAACCACCAAACGGTTGTTTCACCAGGCGGATGAACACCTCGCCCGACTCGGCGCACGCACGCACCGCCAGCCGCTCGATGTCGTGGAACGTCAGCTTGCCGCCCGTGTGGCAATGCTTCGCCTTGGTCCACCGCTTCCATGCCTGCTCGATCTGATCATTGACGCCAGCATCAAGCCGGCCGCCGCGCAGCATCCGCACCTGCGCCTGAAACGGGATGCCCTGCCCAACGACATTGCCCTCGATCGCACGCAATGCCTGCCGCGCATAGTCGTTATCACGGCACAGCTGCCGCGCACGATCGCGCAGCTTTTGCGCTGATCCATACACCTCGCTGTCGGCGCTGGTGTTGCCCGTCACCCAGTCGGCCGTCAGCCGGCTGAACTTCGCGCCTTCATACATCCGGCGCCGCACAGGCTTGGCCACCTCCGGGGTGCCGCGCTGCAGCCAGCCCATGATTGCGCTGCGGACGCCCATCAGAACCTCACGAACAGGTTGTGCGGGCTACCCAGCCCATTAGCAACCATTGTGGCCGCTTGCTCGCGCTTAACTTCCGCCTTCAGCTTGCTTTCTAGCTGAATCAGGTCTGCCATCTCCATCTTCTTCAGTCGCCGGCTGCCGATGCTGTACTCAGCCACAGCGCCGCCCGACACGATCGCGCGCATTGCGGCCTGCACCGCATCGAGATCCTTCTGCGCCTGCGAGCGCCCATCAAACGCACTGGGCTGGCCCGCATAGTCCAGGCCCGGCAGCACCGTCAGCTGGCCGGCGCCAATGGTGGTCACAGCACCGCCAACCGTCGCAGTGGCCACGGCCTGCCAGTACCACTGGTCTGCCACGAACCCGTCAGTAGTGGCCGCGGCGATCGTGAACGTCCAGCCCGTACCGCTAGGTGTGCCGGGTACCGTCACGCCGGCCACCGTCGCACCTTGGTGGTTGTGGTTAGTGCGCAGGTAGTAGGTCAGCCCGTGATTGCTGCCATCAATCACATTGCCCAAGTTGTCGCGCGCAGCCTCATCCCGCCACGTCACCGTGTCGCCGGCTCTGATCTGGGCGGGAATGTTCACGGCCTCACCAGTTGCTGATAAACGCCGAGCGCTGCGGTGCTCTCTCCGATCTTAGGCGCGGCTTACGCGCTGATGCACCACCGTTCTCAAGCCTTGCTTCCAGCTGATCCCAGATTGTTCTGCGGTCGTACCGCGAATAGAGCCGATTTAATCCTGCATACGCATAGACCAGGCAATCCAGCGCCTCGTTACGTGCGCTTGGTTTCTTCACCCATTCCCTCACCGGGAATCCCTTTACGTACCGCAGCGCCTGCTTCTCTGCTGTCAGCTGCTCGAAATACTCCCCGCCCGTCTGCGCATGGAAGTGCAGATAGCCCTCACCGGGCTCGTTGTGCTTAAGCCGCCCGAACAGCGTGGTCTTGATCGTGTCGCCACCCACCGGCCACACCTGCGCGCCGCGCTTCAGTGTCTGCCCCTTCGCGTTGATGTCCACCTTGCCCGGCTTGCCAATCGGCGGCTTGCCCCGCTGGCTCTGGCCCTTGATCGCAATCACACCCACACCAGCCCGCTCACGCGCGTACTGGTAAACCTCCGCCGTTGCATGACCGCCAGAGTCCACGCACGTCACATCAGCCCGCAGCTTGCCGCCACCAGCGTGCTCCCACTCATGCAGCACCAGCACATCCAGCTGCTTCCACACCTCCGCCTGGCACGGGTCGCCCGCAATCTCTTGGTGGTCGATCAGCCAGCCCTCCTCGCCGCGGCCCCAGCCCCACACGCTCACCGCCAAGCGATCACCAGCAGAGCCGCCACCACCCTGCACGTCCACGCCGATCGTGACCGCCAGCACACCCTCTGGCAGCCGGCCGCCTGGATACGCCTCGCACCGCTCCAGCAGCGCATCGGCGCTCACCTTGCTGGCGAAGTCCTCCTCCCATGTCTCCGCCAGTCGCGTGTTGACGAAGCTCTTCAGCATCGGCGCATCAGCCTTTGCCCGCAGGAAGTCATCCACCATGTCCGCCCAGCTCAGCCAGCCCAGCGGTGAATACAGCCCGCTCAGCTGGAACCCAGCCGTCTTGCCATCGCTCGGTGCTGTCGCCCGCCACTCGCCCTGCCGCAGCAGCGCCGGCTTGTGGATCTCAGCGAACCGCTCATGGCACGCCTCACACTCATAAACCGCCGTGCTCGGGTCGTTCTTCTCCCACTTCAACTGCGGCCACTTCAACCATTGCATCGCACCACAGCTCGGGCACGGCACATAGAACCGCCGTTGATCGCTGCGCTCGAACTCCGCCTCAATCCGGCTGAAGTCCTTCACGGTTGGTGTGCTGGTCAGCAAAATCTTGCGCCGCGCAAACGTGGTCGCACGCTTCTCCGCCAAGCTCACCGGATCACCTTCGCCGTCCACATCAGCCGGGAAGGCGTCGATTTCATCCATAAAGATGTAGCGGCACGGTGTTGAGCGCAAGCCCGTTGCGCTGTTCGCACCCGTCAGCAGCATCATCCCGCCGGGGAACTCCTTCGCAAACATCGTGTTTCCAGAATCCCGGCTCCTGCTCGGCGCAATCTTCTCCGTCAGCACCGGCGTCTCGCTGATCAGCGACTCCAGCCGCTGCTTGCTCAGCCTCTTGGCCATCTCCACCGTGGGCTGCACCAGCAACATCGGTCCCGGCGCGTGCGCGATCACATAGCCCAGCCAGTTGCTGCCGCTCTCCGTCTTGCCCGTCTGCGCCGCAAACATCATCACCACCCGTTGCACGTTGCTCGTGGTGCTCAGGCAATCCATCGGCTCGCGCAGATACGGCGTCCGATTCGTCCGCCACGGCCCCGGCTCCGCTGATGCCTTGCTGCTCAGCCGCCGGTGCTTGTCCGCCCACGCGCTCACCGTCAGCGGTGGCTCCGGCCGCAGCCCATCCATGAACGCATCGCGCCAGACGCTCATCGGTCTGCCTCCACCAGCGCCAGCAGCGCATCACGATGCTCATCGCTCAGCAGCTGGTGGATCACCGTGGGGTCCGTCTCACCTGCCAGCTGGTGCGACAGCCGATCGGCCAGGTTACTCAGCGCCTCTCTCACGCTGCGTCCAATCTGGAACGCCTGCTTCTTCACCTCCTCCGCTGGCACCAGCTCCTTGCGCTGCTGCGCCACCTGCAGCTTCGCCAGCTCCGCTTGGTAGTGCTCCCTGCGTGCCCGGCTTTCGTTCAGCTCAGGGATCGCATCATCCGGCAGCGCATCGATCGCCTTGCGCAGCTCACGTGGGCTGGCCGGTAGCTCCAACTCCACATCATCCGGCACGCTCACCTTCGCGTTATGCGTCGACTTCGTGTTCTTGCGCCACAGCTCCAACGCCAGATCACGATCCAGCCAGCGCTTGCCGTCTTTCTCGACAACGGCCGCGGCAATGCGGTTCTTGGTGGCGGCTGTAACCGTGCCCTTGGCGCATCCCTTCAGGGCTGCGAACTCGCTGAACGTAACCAGCAAACGATGGTGGCCTTTTTGTTCAACAGAATGGTAGTGAACTATTGAACTCTCAAACGGGTCGGGGGGTCTATGCCCTTTTGTCTCACGCTGCGTCCCGTTTGAGACCGCCGAGACCTGACGCTAAAAAGAGATCGGGGTTTGGGA